CACAGGTGATAATGGGGAAGAGCCATCAATCCCTAGTCAATGGACAAATGGAGCATATAACATCAATGAATTGTTAAACACAAAAATTGGAGATGATGTATATGTAGGACCAGGAGTAAATGTTGCAGACGATGACTTCAACGATTATCCAGAAGCATATCAAATGATGCCAGTTGGTGGTTACTTTAAAGTTGGTGATGACCCATGTGCAAACGATCACGAAGAAACTATACATTTTCATAAACATGTCGTGCAAATGTACAGACTTCCTGCTTATATGTTAGAATGTATTGGTCCAGACGGGAGTGAATCGGACGAAAGTTCAAGCGATGATAATGGTGGTGAAGGTGAACCAGAAAATCTTGGGCCAGAAGAAATTTTCTTCTTTGATGTTCCAAATGCACATGACGGATTATGCGGCTGTATTGAATAATAATGAGTACACATAGAATATGTTGTTGTGGATGTGGTGATAAACCTTGTAATGGTAATGAATTTTTATACGAAAATACAAGTGGAAATTGCCCTGTTTGTGCAATAGGGGAATCAACACATACTTATGCTGGCCATGAACCACTTGCACCATTGCCATGGAGCCCAGATGATTTGTATGTGGGAGAATATTGCTGGTCTAATCAAGTGCCGGATAACACATGTTTCTACGGTGTCTGTAAACCCCCGATGATTCCACCACACTATTATCAGTTTGCATCTCCTATGGGATTTCTTCCTTGGTCGCCTCAAGTATTTGCAGATTGGATAGAAAATTGGGAAGGCCCACTTGTCCCAAAGGGCGATTGTACTATGCATTGCACAGAAGAAAACATTGGATGTCATAGTATTGCTTTTGTTGGTAATGTTGGAAATTATTGGAGAGAGGGGCTTGATTGTGGTAAGAAAATTTCAACCGTGCCTCCCGAAAACGATGAAGACTTTGGAAATTGGCAATGGACAAGAGAGTGGGTACAGTCTGGTGGTAAGTTAGTTGTTATGGGTGAAGATGCATGGTGTCTTTCTAAATCTTTAAAGTTTAATAAAATAGAGCCACACTATACATCTACTGGTTGTAATATTCCTTGTGATGTTGAAAATGTATTCGATGAATATGAATCGGAAAATTGGGATGGTGTGACAATATCAGATAGATTAAAATTATTTGCTGAGTTTTGTGCAGATGGTTCTACGGGGGAATTCGGTCCAGGAGGAATTGCAGGACCAGAAGAATTTTTTGAATTTGGTGATGCCGAGAATAGTGAACGGATAAATGAGAATGAAGCAATATATGAGGATGGTGCTATAGTTGGCATCAAACCATGTTGTCAAAAAACCCTACGACCATTTAAGAAAAAACCAGAAGGCTCAACAGATGGAAAATTACCATTTTCAGTTTATACTAATAATGCGTTTGGTTTGATTCCCATCAATAAAGGAAAGTCATTAGTTGGAAGTTGCGACAGTAAAGATTGCACCATTGTATATAAAGAAAACGGTAAAGGTGGAGTTATAGTAGTTTATGATAGTGATGTGTGGGGGATGACTGCCACACAAAAACCATTAAGCACATACTCAATAGCCGCGGCCACAATAGGCTCAATTACACCAGAAGAACTTCAATTGAAAAGTTGTAATAACGACTTTTGGAAATTTTTATGTGAAGAGTTTCTTGTCGATGAAGATGAACCATATGAACCAGATGAATGTGAAGGTCCAATATTTTGGGATAATATGGGCCCAGATTATGAAGATAATGAATGCCTTGCAATTGCCGCGTGTTGTTTTTCAGATGGTACTTGTGAGGATATGAATGCTTGGCAATGTTCCAAACTGGTTGGAAAGTGGCGAGGAAGATGTTTGGGGTGTGATAACAACAATAGCAGTGCCATAGGAAATTGGTGTTGTCCTACATGCTCTGATATGGGTGGAGGAGAATAGAGATGGTATATATTGAACCTTGCGAAGTTGAAGATTTATTCGGATCATGTTGTACTTGTCAATATACACCACAAGGTGACGGTGATGGTGGAGGTTATCGTGCTTTGCCTCCCCCGGAGATTCCCACACCACCAGAATTACCCCCTCCAAGAAATCCTGATGAGGACCGTGACGGCGAACCACGGGGCCGTGATTTACCCGATGAATATGGAGGCATGTGTTGTGACAAAAACCCAGAATATCATGCATCAGGCTGCGGTCATTGTTACACTACTAGTAGTGACTACTGCGATGGAGAATACCAAACTTTTGTCCTTTTTTCACCAGAATGTCAACACCCGCGTGAACCATCCTGTCCTGATAACTACGTTGAGCAAGCTTGTTGTGATGCCGATTGTTGTATGGCTGAACCCGAACAAGGATGGGACAGCCCGTGGGCTTGGTGCGACCCGTGGTGGGATTGCCCGGCCGACTACGGTTGTCCAGGTTCTGGACCGTGTCAGGAATGTTTATTTCGGGAATGTGAAGAGCATTGCGACTGTGCAGAGGGAGAATGTTGCAACGAAGTCCAAGACTTAACCAGGTGTGTTGAAGGTGACTGTGAACGTGATTGTGGAGATGGAGAGGAGTTGGGGGCATGTTGCTGTCGGAAACCGGTGCCTCCTTACTGGCAGTGTATTCTTACTGATTTTGAATGGTGCGATGATCGTAGAGGTTGGATGGATGGTGGTTGTCTTTGGAAGGGAGCTGGTAGTACTTGTGATGATGATGACATCTGCGATATTGGTTATGAATGTGAAGTCGATGCAGACTGTCAATCTGATTATTGTTGCTCTGATTTTGGTAATTGTGTACCGTGTGCATCTTGTGATTGTCAATGTATTGATAATGTTGAAGAATGGGAATGCTGTGAAGAAACAAATGGGGACGGATTATGGCATTCGGGTGAAACCTGTGAAAGTTATGATTGCGAAGAAGATTGCCCAGTTGAAGATGAATGTGGTCCCAGTAACCCCTGTCCACCATGTTGGTCTTGTGAAGACGGCGAATGTGTACCCGAATGTGCAGAGAATAGTGATTGTCCATATAATAAATGTTGCTATGACGGGTGTTGTTCTACTTAGTGTGAAGAGGATGATGATTGTCCTGGCAGTCAATGTTGTAAGAACGGTTCATGTACATATGACTGTCCACCAGAACCCGAATGTGCAGAGAATAGTGATTGTCCGCCAGCACAGTGTTGTGAAGGCGGTGAATGTGTTGATTGTCCACCAGAACCAGAGTGTGAAGAGGATGATGATTGTCCGCCAGCACAGTGTTGTGAAGGCGGTGAATGTGTTGATTGTGATCCAGAACCACCAGATGGTGATGATCAATGTAACACCAGTTCAGATTGCCCTGAGGGACTGTGCTGTATTTATGTTCCAAGCCTTGAAAGCAAAGCGTGTATGTTTTGCGACATTGGAGACACCTGTGTTGGAGATGATATTCCTGACGGTCCTATGTGCTATTGCGAAGTGACAGCAGGAGGCAATGTGCCGTGCGAACCAGGAGATACGCCCGATAGTGACGGTTTGTGTTGGTATTGGTATTGTTGTTGTAATGAAGCAGTCTGCGGCCACTATGAATGTCCGTGGTTATGATTAGTATAAATAATAAAAAGAGGTCTATATGAAGAAAGTACAATTAATATCAAAACTAACAGAATTTGCAAACACCGCATATGTTCATAGCAGAAAAATAACTCATGCACATGGCGGTGTGTGGGATGAGTATCCGTGTGCAAACCCAGACGGTCCAGTAGACAATTGTGATTGCCCAGAGGATGATGATTTGTGTAATTGTCCTTGTCAAGAATTAAAACCAGATTCAGAAGAACAATTAGAAATAATAAATGGTGAAGAACTTTTGCTCTTCGTGGAAAGAGACTGTTCCACTGGTGACTGTGATGATGGTGGGGGGAGTTCACCTCCCCCCACTGTTTCTGCTGACGACATGAAAGAACCCACCCAAAAAGAAGTTGAAGAAGCAGAAGAATCCATTAAAGAGTGTGAATTGATTGAAAGTGTTTTGGGAGAAGAGTATTTGGGATGTCTATGGAAAGATATAAAGCATCCAAGTAGTTGCAACTGTCCTTGTGTTGGGGAAAAGTTCGGCGAATATCTCGGATTAACAAGAACCTATGCAACGTATTGGGACACAGAACCCAACCAACCGTTGATAAGAAACGCACAAATGACACTTCTTGGTTCACAAACCGTCAAACTCCACCTTATGCCTGATTATACTTTGAGGCCAGGTATGTTTATTTACATTGTAGACCAAGAGACGGCGTCTGTAAAAGAAAAAAAGTTTGGAGGGAGGTGGTTAGTCCAAGGAATAATTAATCATCTTGGCGGATTTCCTGTCGCGGGTGCGATGGTGGTGATTGCAGTAAGGGATACTCAAGTCCAAGACCCAAACGAACAAGGCGGATCTAACGCAGGTTGCTCGTCTTGCTGAACAAGGCGGATCTAACGCAGATTAACTCAATATATCACGATAAAATTATCATTAGTGTTTATACATACAATATTAGAATAGTATAAATTCACCCGGAGAAAAATAAATGGCCATTGCAAGTACAAACACAGACATTAATATAGATTTAAATAAAAATAAATTTACTAATGATGTAGGAGTAGTGAGGGATGTTAATTCTGTACGACAATCTCTTATCAACATAATACTTACAATTCCTGGAGAAAAACCATTCAATAGAGGATTTGGAACAAGGATTGAAGACTCTTTATTTGATAATTTCGTCTATTCAGACAGCATAAACACTCAAATGGAGATAAGAAAAACTGTAGAAGCATATGAACCAAGAATTGAAATTGAAGATGTATACATTTCAGATGTTCCCTTTTACGAGGGCAGTGTATTAGGCGGAATGGAATCAAATGCAAGAGCAACAGTATCAGATTCTAATCAACTATATGTTTATATTTCATATTTTTTGGTAAAGGGAACATCAAACGTCGCGGTTCAAGATGCAATTCAAATCGGGGTAAAAAAGGTAAGATAAAACATGGCACAACCAAACACAAATCTTGGAAGTTTAGATTTTAACTCTGTTAAAGGGAGTATTATAGATTTTCTTAGAACTCAAGACACATTAAAGGATTTCGATTATTCGGGTTCAGCAGTTCAAGTGCTTATTGATGTTCTAGCATACAACACAATGTATTATGCTCACTATTCAAATATGGTTGCGAGTGAAATGTTCTTAGATTCAGCACAAAGATTATCATCATTAATATCACTCGTTAAACCGTTGGGGTATGTAATACCCGGCAAGATATCAGCAAAAGCGAGAGCAAAAGTTCGTCACGGCGGCAGTGGTAATCCAATACTTGAAAAATACACCAGATTTTCTGGAAGGAATGAAGCAGGAACAGCATACTCCTTCTATACAGTTGATGAATGGCCATTAAATCTTGACGGAGAAGCAATTGTAGAGATATATGAAGGGAAAAGTTTATCAAAAGATATTCCACTATTGGTTGATAGAGATACACAAAAAGGATTTTTGCACGGATTAGATATCGATATTTCCACGATTAACATAGAAGTAAAACTACATGGAAATAACGAATGGGACCCTTGGGCAAAAGCGGATAATATACAATCTGGTTTAGATGACGATAGTAGTGTATATTGGTTAGAAAGAAGTGAATTAGGTTTCTTTATTGTGTTTGGTGGAAATGTTGGAATTAATACTACTGTACAAGTAGGAAAGCAAATAGGGCCAAATGATTTAGTACGAGTATCCTATTTAAAAACCAACGGCAATGCAGGAAACGGAGTAGGAAGTTTTAGAGTTCAAGGCCTTGCGGGTGCAGAAACTGATACGGTGTCAATGTCTTCTGGTGGTGCAGACGAACCAAATTTAGAGTCTATTAGATTCTTTGCGCCAAGGTGGTTTGCGGCACAAGATAGAGCAGTAACGGTAGAAGATTGCAGAGCAATGCTAGCCAGGTATGGAATTGGAGGTAATGTTGATAATCCATTATCTGTGTTTAATGTGTGGGGTGGAGAAGAAATGGACCCTCCAATGTATGGTAGAGTTTTTGTTTCTGTTAATGAAGACAACGCACTAGATTTGGCAGCTGTTGCAGAACGTGTAGTAAATCTGTTAAAGGAGAAAACCTGTGTTACTATTTTACCAGAATTTGTGAATCCTCAACAAATTGAAGTTGTTGTTTCTGGAATGCTTGCTTGGGATCCCATGCAAACCGATCTTTCAAGGGGACAAATAATGAACAAAATAATAAATGTAATAGTAGAAAAATATCCTCTAAAATTTAACAACACATTTAGCGCATCTGAGATTTCTGGTGCTATTAATTCTGTTGGAGATTCTGCTGTTTCTACCGATTCAAGCACCTTTTCTTTTTCTATTAAGGGTGTGGTGTTAGGACCACAACATGGTTCGGTACGGGTTAATTTTGGAAATAAATTAAAACAAAGCAGTGTTAGTTCTTCTGAATTTGTTGCAGGAACAAAGATTACAGGAGATTATGATATTCCTGCTGGCCAGCTGATTAAAATTAGAACTTATGGTGCGGTGGATAAATTTGGAAAACAAAAAATAGAAGCATTTTATCAAAACGAAAATAATACAATAAGTCGTGTTCCAAATGTTGGTGTATTGATTCCAGAAAAGGGGATTCTAGATTTATATGAAGGTACTGCTTCTGAACCTTTTTATGTTACAGTGACACCATCAGGTTCTGTGGTTGTAGCAGATAAAAATATTATTTCAAAAGTAAATGTCTCTAATCTTGAACTTGTAAGAGTATAAGAGTATAGGAATTTGATATAAATGTTTATTAACGGTATTCCATTCAATCCACCAGACCATAATGAATTTTATCAAATGATTTTGGTGGGGGAAAAAATTGATAGACTGGAAGATCAAGCATCAAACCAACACATCGATATTCGGCATTTATTCCCAAGATACATCTTAAAAAGAAGTGAATCATCTAGTCCAACAAATTACTTGGTAAAATTTACTCAAGCATATTATGATTGGTTATATAATTTTGGTGGTTATAGATTATTTTCTTTACCTCTACACTCCATAGCAATAAGTGAATTATTAGATATTGACCACACACCTGATGATTTTTTAAAGCATTTTATATACACATATGCTCCTGGATTTCCTGATTGGTATCTGTCAGGAATTACTACTGATGCACCTCATGGTGTTACCTCAGAATCGCACCTCGCGAACAGTGGAGTTAGAACATTTATAAAAAATATTCGACAAGCATTTTATCAAAGAAAAAGCACAGAAGACGCTTATCGATATTTCTTTCAATCTTTATATGGTGCAGACCAAGATACTGAATTCTATTATCCAAAGACAGATATTTTTCGATTAAATGGTGGTAGATTTGACGGACAATATGTTTACGGTTATATCACAGGTATGCCGGACGACATCGCGCCACTTGAGGTTGATTTGCCAACACCACCTTCTGATCCCAAACAGACTCCGCATAGTCATGTATATGATGTGTTGCCTAGTAGCACTCTAAACGGAAGATGGAGATTCCAAGATAGTGATTGGCTTCAAGAATATTCATATGTTATTAAAGGGCACATATCACAAATTAACGAAGAAACAGGAATGCCAATTTACTTTGATGCTTTGTATGAAATGCTTCATCCTGCTGGGATGAAGGGTTTTTGGGAAAAGACTGAAGAAGATTATATTCCACCTGATGATTTTGATGGTGGTTTTAATTTATGCGAAGCTCCAAAATTAGAAAATTATTTTGGATATAGAATGAACGATATAACAAGTCCTGGAAAATGTATGGGCTGCTCTGGCAGTGGCCACACATATGATGGACCTACTGCAATGTTTTATGGTATTGGTGAGTCCAGTTTGGGTGGATTAACTGGATGGACACATGGAAGTGGGTGGGCAGGCATAGGTGAAGGTGCAATTTGTATAGAAGGCACGAAGGGTTCTACTTTTGATGCATGGGGTGGTATTACTCTTTCAGGTCAAGGAAAAGGAAATACTTATGGCGCACCCACACATTTCTATCCTGATTGGGCATATGGAATATCTGGTGATTTAACTAATCGCACACCATTTAAAGAGATATATATAGGAGAGTTCATAGAGTTATGTCCTTTTGAAAATAGTCCAAATCTCGGTCTAACTGGATGTACTGCAAACTCATGTTAAGGAATTTTTATGGCTAATATATTAGAAAACAAACCGCCGATACTAGCTCAGGCTGAGCCCTTGATGCAGTTGCGAAACATGCAAGGTTTATCTTTAATATTGGGAAGAGTTGCGGCTTCGGATACGATACAGAATAGTTCCGAATCAATTAATAACTTTAAGAATTCTATGGTATACGCAAAGAGTTTGATATGGAATGATATTATTAGAGTTGCGCCAGTACAGCCAGGAGAAAGAAAGTTCGCTTCGTCCGTTGACCGCCCCACTGCATACAGACCAGATGGAACATCAATAGTAGAACAACAGAGTGGCAAGTCATATACACTTGACGGTGCTGGATACTTGCACTGCATATTGGGGAATAGTAATTTAAATTGGCGTGAAGATTTATGTGATTCAGAAAGTTTTGCAAAAGGTCTTCCATCATATAAAGGAAACGGATTACACACAACATCATCGGGGTGGGTTTATGCTACTGTGGGGAAAATGTTTGATGGGGTTGATCCAGCAGGTCCGAATTGGTTTCCTATTACACATTGGAAGGACCATTGGGGGGAACACAAGGAATTAAATTCTAAAGATGTAAAAGCTCAAGCAACAAGAATATGTGGTTCTGCTGGCGAACAAACTACAGGAACTTGTTGTTTGTATTATAAAGAAGATTATTATGATGATGTTGCGGGTGTGACATGGGGTGCAGGGGATTATTATAAATGTACATGTGCAAAATGTTATCATTGTCTAGAAATGGCAAGGTCTTTGGATATGGATTATTTATTTACTAAGTTTGTTGGGAGTGGTCCTACTGGAGGAACAGGTGAAAGGTGTCAAGATTGTGATTTAGATAATTATCCAAACAATTGTGGACCTTGTCCTTGTACAATAGGAACTTATGATAAATTTGATGTGTTGTTGAACGATAAATTTTTACCAGAAAAAGGTATGGCAAAAACAAACGCAAAAATTGCACAGAATTGGAAGGGTGAATTGGCAGGTACTGTTCTGTGTCATGTTAATCTTGATGGATTAGATTCTACAAAAAGAGAAATTAATACTGCTTATTGGAAAGAAGATAAATTATTAGAGTTTATTGGACCACAAGCACCCGGTAAAAATACCAAAACAGTTTATAGATTAGCAACAGAAGTTAAAGACGGCAATAAAGAAATTATCACAGGATTGACGCTTATAAGTACTGGCACATATACATCGATGCCGCTATTTCCAGAAGCAGAACTTACTAAGATGGTGCCTGGAATAGATGCAACATATTTCCGTATGGTTATGCTTCCAGATTTTTCTGAATTATCAGCAATTGCTGAGTTGGTGGGTGGAACACGGGTTCAAGTGAACACAACTGTGTCCTATTCAGACATCCAAAACAAAACGAATGTTGATAGTTTTAATACTTATGCCCTCGGTGTGCCGTATGCGGGTAACAGGCCTTACTTTAACTCAAAAAACAATACCCCAAACTCTTCTAGATTAACATACAGAAATACAGAAGTTGAAAAATCGGTAACGATGGATTTGGCTACCAATATTGAAGAACAAGAATCGCGAGAAAAAGTAAAAAGAAATACACAAATTTCCACCACAAAGGCAGGCCCTGCGATATTTGCAAATGCAACTGCAACCAGTGTGTCTAGTGTAGATTTGGAGATGTTTGCAGGCAATAATACAGATTTTACAACAGATTTTAAATATGTTGATGTTTCGGGAGACACTTGGGAAGCACCCAACACTGCATGGTTAAAACCAACATCTTCGCAGTCGGGCAAAGAACTCGATGCACAAGCAACAGACATTCTTCATGTGAATAAATTTTCTTTGAATGTTCCAAAAGGCGCCGATAAACCAGGATTTATAAACCTGCAATGTAAAGTAACTTTAACATTATGATTTTAGGAGTTAATAACAATGCCAAATAGCACAGTACCAATTAGAACTGGAGGAGACCCCTCCTTTCCCCTATCTCCCGGACCACATTCAAGTAGGGTAGAAGGAAATATTGCAACGAATGATGAATTTACATCTAAACCAAAAAATTATCAATCTGTTGCATTTACACCAGGATTTCCACTACAGGCGTCTGAGTTAAATGAAATACAAGAAAATTTTCAATTACAAATGACTCTCACTATTGCTATGATGAATAACTGGATTACATCTGGTGTGGGTCCTATGTGGAGAGAGCCGAGTGGTGCATTTGTTCCCGGCGATGGTTCTGTAACTGGAACTTCTCCTTGGACAAGAAATACAGGGATAGGCGTGGGTGGTCAAAACTCAGCCAATGGTGGCCATGTTGAAGAATATGCAATTTCTGGGCCTGGTTGGAGAGGTGCTACACCCCTTCATCCTTTTGAGTGTCCTTATTTAGATGCCGTCGGCGATAACATACATACTTCACAAGTAGAAGTAGAGTATCTTAATGCCCAGAATAGATTGAAAATAACATTTAATCCTGGGTGGTGGTGTGTGGAACTTCCAAGAAGAAATCCGTGGGCAGGTTCTTCCGATAGTACGAAATATATCAGTGGATTAAAGCATTGGATTTATATTGATGAATCTTTTGTAGTTGGACCTATTCCCCTACCACAAGGTCAAAATTTGTATAATTCAGAAATTCCAGTAGGCCTTGTGATGCAAGCAGAATATTATCATTGTTGTGATAATGATGATGATATAACACATCCGTGTGACCCAGAATTAGCAGACAATTCCGCGGGGGGTTACAACCCTATGGGATGTGGTGCTTCTAGGTATTCAATAAATGCTATTGGTGCATCTACGGTTAGCAATGCTAATTGGCCAAATAGTGACGGTGGCGCGTTTCTTCCTGGAGGAAAAGAGGAATACGATAAACTATCACTGGTGTGTAAAATTAACCCATACAACAAGACTGTAAGATATATGAACAATATTATTCTATACACATGGTAATATAAATATATAAAAAGAGAAACTAAACATGGCAAACAATGTAGACGACAATAGATATATCATCCCTTATTTAACGGGTAATCACACATTTGCTGATTGGGCAAGTCATTATAACACCACAGTTATAAACAAACTCAATCTCGGTAAAATATACAATGGTATATCTGGTGAAGGTATTGTGTTTACTCTTGGTACTACTGCCGCCAATGACCCAGTAGGCGGAGATTTGACTTCTATAAATGAAGGTGACCTTGCCGCGGGGACATTTAGATGTAGTCTTGCAGATAGAATTCCAAAAGGAATCACATTCAATGAAGATGTTTCCATTCTTGGTGTATTAAATTATGATTTAAGTAAATTAGAAAACCCAACAATTAATGTAAGAGTTAATTCATCCCAAGGATATACGGGAACAAAAGGTTTTACTTTTGGTAATCCTATTCGTGTAAAAACATCAAACTCTCCTGGAGAAGAGGGGTGTACTGGTTCTCCAAACTATTTTTTAGGCAGAGCAGACACTTTAGATTTTGCAGAAGTAATGGGTGTGGTTAGGGGTACTACTTGGCCGGTAGTTGGTGGTGCGGGTGACGGTTCAACATATCCACAAGGACCATATACAAATAATAACACATATATTGATGTGTGTCTTTCTGGTAGAATTAAAGGAAACTTTGGTGATGTTTGGGGACATAACGATGGAGTTGGTTTAACTGCCGGTGAAGTTTACTTCCTAAGTCCTGGAACTAGCGGTGGTATAACTCCACTAGAACCTACAATTGGAGGTCAAGTATCCAAACCCATAATTATGGGCCTCGCTGGAGATGAGGGGATTGTTCTTAATTATCGAGGACAATTCTTGCAAGGCAGTGGTACAGGTGGAACGGGTGGCATTAACGACAACAGATTCTGGATTGCGACATCAAATGCGGCCTTGGTTCGTGGTGTTGTTGCGGGGTATGATGGTTCTAATTGGCAAGTTCAAAAAGCACCAGACGAATTAAGCGCGGCACTTGGATTAGTTATCGATAGAGTTACTCTAGATGGAACAGATTATATTGAAATTGTTACTTGTGGTCACTTAAATAATATTCCTGTTCTTGGTGAGGGCAAAGGTTCAGCACCAACAGGATTGGTATATATTGATTCTAACGGAAAATTAACTTCTGAAGCGCCCGCGGGTTCTGCTAAACCATTTGCGGT